GTTCTCCGATATCTATCGGTTCTTATTATTTATAATTCAATTTTTGTTTCTGAATTAACATCAACATACAAGAATTCCATAGGTTGATTTGACCTATTCTCTCCATGATGCAATTCTTCTACATTAAATACTTCTATCTCTCCTTCTCTCCAATACACCCTCTCACCACTATCAATCCATTCAATATAACATTCCTTATGAGTATTGTTGTCAGGTATCCTTACTGGTAGTTGAATACGTTTAAATTCTTTTTCATAAGGATTGTAGTCCCTATGTGGCTTTGATTTTAATTTAGGTGGATATTTTATGTAAGATAAACTGAAAATTTCAGGACTAACAACTATGTCAAATATAGACTCTGTAAGTTGTTTATGTGGATAAAATGTTTTTTTCTTACCATACTTCAAATAACATATGAGAATTTCATATCCCATATATTTTGATGTTATATTTTCTTTTTTAAATGGAAATATAGTTTTCTGTGACCACTTATATAATCGTTCAAGATCAGATTTAGATATCATACTTTCGTAAATAAAACCAAGATACTGTTGTTCAATGTTACCTTATACTCTGTTCCCTTAGTTACCTTACTGTAATCATACTTCTCAAAATCTTTACCATTTATACTAGACTTTCCATCAAAACATATAATCCAACTGTCATCAGAGGCAGTAAATGTATCTGTGATTAATTGAGCATTCCAATCTTGTTTTACATCTAGAGTATTGAAACCAAATACTTCAGTGTCTTCTGAAAACTGAAATACAACATCCTTCCCTAACAAATCTTTGACATCAAATAAACGGCCACCACTTACACTTAGATCTTTTACGTTAGAATCAAATAGTTTGGCTATCTTACCAGAACCTTTTACCATGATTTGATATAGAGTTGTTCTATATCCTCCATACTCATTGCCTATAGCTCCCTTCTCAGCTTCATAACTACAAATTATGAAGTCGTCACATTTTTTATAATACTTTTTAGGTAAATTCATAGAGTCACCTCTCTCATGGGAATCAAAAATCTGTTATACGGATCAACTAAATCCACTCTAGTTTCAATTACTTTACCAACCAAATCATTTATATTTAAATTACCAGTAACTGTCTCAGCCTTATTTGAATCTAAAATTGGTTCACTTTCTTCTTCCGAAGCAATTCTCCTAGACCCACTCTTCTCCATTAAACTTTTTATGAAAGATTCACATGTTGTTAGAGTTAAATCACTACAATCAACTAATTTACTCGCATAGTCATCAATAGATTTAGTAGAGTGTAATCTACAAAATTTTACGGAAATACTATTTGTATCCTCATTATATTTGCCTATTTTAAAAATCGTTCTCATCTTAAAGAAATGATCCTGTCATAGTATTTATATGTGATTTTATCTTTCCTCATTTATACATCTTCCAATATTTTGGGTTTATATAACCCATTGAGTAATCATTTGTACCATCTTCTTTAAAAACTAAAACAATATCACCAGCGATTGCAAGTCTTTCTCCCTTAAAATCATCTGATGCATATTCTGTGCCATGTTGCAAAGTGCTTGGGAATAATACCAATGAGCCCTCTGGGGGATTCATGTAAAATGTTGATGCATTATGTTTATTTACATTACGAACTGCGTCCTTTACATCACTCTTGTTTAATCCAGCTAACAACCCATTATGATTATCATTACCACTAAATTGTAATTTATGTGAATTGGGTGGCATGTTAAGATAGTAAGAGAATGAAATATCACTGGTTGAATGAGTATGCCATCTAATTTTCTCAAAGGGTTTTCTGGATCTAGATATCCAACTTTTCGTAATTATAAAATCAAAAATTTCTTTATATTCTAAAATATCATGTACATATACCTTAACGTTTGAAATTATTTGTTCAAATAATTCACTCAAACTATCCTCTAAATGAATTGTGGGGTTGCCAATATTTTCACTTGTAGTATGAAACCATTCAATACCATTCCTAATTGATGTTTGTTCATAATCATACTTATCATATAATTTATAAAACTCTTCTTTATATTTCTCATGATTTTCAATTTTATTGGTATATAATGTCGTTGGAAATATATCAAAAATTTGCATGTCATTATTTGTCATTCTTGAGTCAATCCCCATGATGTAATTAAATACTTAGTTCCTCCTATTGGTGGATTACCTCTATGAGTGTGTGTAAATCCAGCAGGGAAAATCAATACATCACCCTCTTCGGCCTGTTCTCTACGATTCTGATATAGAAACTCAGTCTCACCTCCATCAAAATTGTCATTCAGATATAGTTGAACTACGAATGTTCTAGGGCTATAAGTCACCGATCCATTTTCAAAATGCCAAGAGTGAAATCCTCCACCAGCTGGTATCTTTTTCAATTTCAAATCATATACTAAAAATTTATATGTATTCAATATACTGAATGTATTTAAGTATTCATCAATACATGGTTTAAATTTTGGAATTATCTCTTGTGATATGTGACTATAAGCGGGAAAATCATATGAGTGAGTAACATTTATTGTTTTATGATCAACCTCATGTAATTTCTCTCGATCATATGTGAGTAATTTGTTTTCCTCAAAAGTATCAATATATTCTATTAATCTTTTACAATCATCAGAAGAAAAAGCCCCAGTGTAACGTCTAATTAAATCAGATTCAATCGCCATCAGATCTTTCTTTCGCAGTTTTCCAGAAATAGTTTTCTTCAGACCCTAACCCATCACGGTCATGGCCATTTTCAACTTGATAATAAATTGTTGATACCTTAAAATCAGGATCTTTTGGTTTTTCTGGTGTCAAACTATTATCATATATTCTCATTCTATTATTAGGATACAACGCAAACTGCCCATTGTCAAGTTCGATGAGATTATGTGACTTGTGTTCGGGTGGTTGTTCACTTGTGGAGTAATCTATTGCGTCTACGTCTTGATGATAATTATCTAATGTACAAATATATGTTCCTGTCTGATTACCAAAGTCTCTTGTCATGATCTCATAGTGCATTGAGCCTACGAATTGTTTTTGTACGGCTATAACTCCATAGTCCATACAGTTCCAGAACTGCAGATTATGTAATGTCATATCTGGATCTGGTAGCTCAGGTGATGATACGAAAGCACTGATGGGTAACTTATCGTACATCGCTGCATATTCTGGAAGATATGTTTCAAAGTAAAAGGCACGGCCTGGGATTGATTTTGCGGATACCCAATATCCTTCTACAAATTCTCCATGTCCACTCTTATGATCTGTCAAATACTCTTTCCGTACCCACACATGATAAGAGGGCAAATTACAAATTAATGCTGGCATACTATAGTTTTTTTAGATATTTATGATGGTTTTGTTGGATAATCTGAATGACCAAGATTTAATACAAGTTCTTCATAAGTTCCTGTTTTAGTAGTTGGCATATCTCTTAATTTTTGTCTATAAGTTTTCCATTCTGTTTTTTTTGCATCTGTTAATGGTGAATCGGTAAATTGTGTCCAATCAGAATCCAATAATAAAGTATTGCGTATTTCTCTAAACCATTTTTCCCATTGTTCAGCAGTAACTACATTTGCCTCTGCTTCTTTCGTCTTTGCAGCTTCCCAATCTGTAACGCATTGATTGTAAGGTGTAATATCTGTTATCTCTAAATTTGATGTACCATCTACGTATTCAATTTCACCTTTATCGTCATACCATTGAATTGCATGAATATTTGAATCAAGATAACTTAAATCTGTAACTTTGTATTCTTTTCCATCTTTAATGATAATTTTATCTGATGGTACAACAGTAAGTCTCATTGGTCTTTCAATATATTTTTAATATTTATGGGAATAGATTCATTAATTGTTTGCATCGTTCTTTCTGATACTGGCATTGGTTTATCCATACGTTGCACTACTTCATTTCTGAATGACTCAACTGCAGCACCAGATTCTATATTTTTCTTTGTATTTTCAATCAATAAAAAAGGCAACCATTTGATAGCACAATCCCACTCATCGACATCCTCTCCAGTTTGTGGATCCATTCCTCTAATCTGAGTAATCCATGCACATTGTAAACCAATACATTCTTTTTGTAACAATGGGCAATAGTTTCCAGCTTTAATTTTCATATGTCTTTTTGTTTATTTATTCTAGCTTCTGGTGCAGATTATAAAGTCAAGATATTGCACGTTCAAGTTAATAGAAGGATTGGAAAATCCATGATTGTGTGAGTTTGAACTACCTGTATTGGCGTGTGCTGCACTAACCATATTATGTGTTCTACCTCTATCAGATGTTCTATGTGATTGATGGTTGTTATTTGCTGGATAACCCTGAGAATTTGCAGAGTTACTATCGTGAGTAGTTGTTTTACCTATATGTGTATGACTAGGCATCTGTGCAGTACTTATAGTATGGTTGCTGACACTACCACCACTTGTTCCTCTACTTGAGTTAAAGGCTGTTGAAAAGGAGTTACTACCACCCGATCCCACATTACCATTAACAATTCTCATGGCTTTGTTATTATGTGATGTGCTTTTTGTCCAACCAGTGGGTGCAGAGTTTTGACGGAATACCATCACTGTGCCAGAAGGGACATCCTTATAATAAGAACCCTGTTGTCCATCTAAAGTATCAGCGTCTAAGCCAGATCCAGAGCCGTCATTACCAGCGTGCCACATTGTATTACCGTTACTGGTTACAAGAGCATCAGCACCTCTTACTCTAAATCTATTTCCATTCGCTGCATATACATCTAATAAATAAGTACTTGTTGTTGATGAATCATTTCTAATGTGCATACCATGAGTATGATGACTCATATAAACATAAGCATTAGTTCCGTTATTGTTTACAAAACGTATCATCCAATCATTTAAAGAAGCACTAATTGTTGTCATGCTTCCTTTAGTTAATGTATCATCACCATCAGACCTTAAAAACTGGCTTGCCTGTAAACCATCAACAGTATCAGCGTCTAAGCCAGATCCAGAGCCATCATTTGCAGCGTTCCAAAGTTTATGCCATCCATAAGTTGTTGTATTCCATCTACCTTGTATGTAAGCGTATGCGGGATTACCAGCACCACAAGTAATTCTAAATCCATATCTGCTGGATTGATTGGTATAGTGCATTGCTTGGAAACCTTGCCAATGTGATGTGCCACTAGGTTGACCACTAGGATTACTCCATACATCAAAGAAACAAGAACCATAATCCCAAACTGTTGTATCAAAGTTGTTACTACCCCAACCCATAGAACCAACCCAATAGTTTGAGTCACCTGTTTGATCTTCTCTACCAGAAAAAACACCCGAAACCGCAGATACATTCATTACAGATCGCATACTGCCCAAGTCAATATATCTTAAGTAAGCATCTTGAGAAGCATAAAATCTTGTGCAATCAGATCCAGTGCCAGTGTCGCCAGATGAAGTGTTAATAAAACTACTAAAAATATACCCATTAGCCTGTGTTCTTACAATTTGATTAGCACCATTATTTCCAGTTCCGCCAAGATGTAAACCATCAACTGTGTCAGCATCGAGGCCAGATCCAGAGCCATCATTGCCAGCGTGGAATACTTTGTTTCCTCGCCAAGTTAAAGCATCATTACCAGAACCAACTATTAATTCATTTGTAGTGTCATTTCCTCCGCTTCTAAGTCTTACTGTATAACCACTTGTTGCTGAAATAAAAGTATCAAAATTTTTAGAAAGCATCATATACTCAGAGTTAAGAGTTTGATCTGCGTGTTTCAACCCAAAATAAGTGTTATATGCTTGTCCTAATATACCATCAGAAGTATTTCCTTGATCCACTCTTAAATTAGTTCCATCAAAAGTTAATTTTGACTCAGCATTTAAAGTATTTGCAGTTCCTGAACCAGTAATTACTCGATTGTCTGCGTTGCTGTTGATTGTTGTCTGGGTGATACCAGTTAAGTTTGATCCATCTCCAGAGAATGA